GATAACCCCACGGCCTACTACAAGTTCGGCAAACGCGGGGCGATCCTGGCGATCGCTAAGACCGATCCTGAGCGGGAGAAACTGCTCAACCATGAATCGCCCCGCGTTCGTGCGCTGATGGAAGCCCGCATCGCCCTGGACTCATGGCCCCTGCACATTGGACGCGTGCGGCGGATGATGAATCAGGCCAAGTCTGCCGGTGGGCTGCTGCCCGTCCCACTCAAATACCATGGCGCCCACACAGGCCGGTGGTCGGGCGATGAAAAGATCAACCTGCAAAACCTGCCGAAGACTGGCGTGCTGGCTCAGCTTCGTCACCTGATGATTGCCCCCGATGGGCATACGCTGGTGATTGTGGACTTGGCGGCGATCGAGGCCCGTATCCTGGCATGGATCGCTGGACAGGCCGATCTGGTTGCCAAGTTCGCGGCCAATGCGGAAATCTATTGTGACTTTGCCAGCAAGGTTCTGGGGTATCACGTCCGCAAGCCCAAGAAGTCTGGCGGCATACCCGCCGTCGAAGCCCGCATGACCTGGGCACGAAACAACATCGGCAAGGTCGGTGTGCTGGGCTGCGGTTACGGAATGGGAACGGACAAGATTCATGCTTACGCCAAAGGCGCGATTACACTGGAAACCGCCGAAAAGATCAAAACGACGTACCGTGCGGAGAACGATCAGATCGTCCAATTCTGGCACGACATTGAAAAAGCCTTCACCTACACCCTCAAATACCAGAAGCCCTGCCAGCTACCACGGGGTCTTCGCTTCGACAGCTATCCCGATTGCGACATTGTTATCACGCTGCCGAACGGGCGCGAACTTCATTATCCCCAGTGTCGGCTGAAGCCTGATAAGTACGGGGAGAAGCTGGAAGTTTTCAATGACATGGAAAAGCACTGGGGCCATGTCTGGGGTGGGCATCTAACCGAAAACGTGGTGCAAGCAATCAGCCGTGATGTACTGGCTGAGGCCATGCTCCGCCTGGAAGATCAGGGGGATCATACCGCCCTGCATGTCCATGACGAGGTAGTGCTCGTCGTCCCAAAGGACAAAGCCAATGAGGCCAAGGCGGCTGCAATCCGCGAACTATCAGTATCGCCCACCTGGGCGCCCGGTGCCCCCCTCGGCGCCGAAGGTTCAATCAGCGATCGCTACACAAAGTAAGTGGCCTGATCTGGCCAAGTGCTGCATCATCGCGGCTTATACCGCGTGGGTACTTTTTTGGATTCTGAAAATGGTTTACGCAAGCATCGACATTGAAACGACAGGATTAGACCCGGACCACGATCAGGTTCTACAGATCGCGGCGGTTATCGACGGACCCGCGTATTACACGCGACGTGTCGATGAACTACCAGCCTTCAACATGCTGGTTAGACGGGATCGTGTCTCTGGCGATCCGTTCGCCCTGGCGATGAACGCTGATCTATTGAGGCGGATCAGCGAACACAATAAGTGTCTCTCGCTCCCGCAGGAAGTCGGCGAGAAGCTCGCGACATTCCTTTCAGGGTACCTGGATAACGGGCGAATCACGGCAGCGGGCAAGAACTTCGCCAGCTTTGACCGGCAGTTTCTTCGTCGCATGGCCCCCGAAGCCATTGCACTGATTCATCATCGGTCGATTGACCCTGGCACGATGTACGCCACGCCTGAAGATCGCTGCCCGCCCAGCACAGAAGAATGCCTGAAGCGGGCTGGATTGAGTCTTCCCGTGACACACGATGCGCTGGCGGATGCACGCTTGATCGTTCGCCTTATTCGCACCAAATGGGGTGGCAATCAAGCATGAATCTGCCCCTTAAAGACTTCGCCTACTACGCGGGTATCGACCCTGGCTTCAGCGGTGGCTTCGCCCTGATGAGCAGCACCGGCATGACGTGCCATGCGTGGCCCATGCCCGTGGTGGAAAAGGATTATGACAGCCAGCGAGAGATCGACCTTAACGGGCTTCGAGCGGTATTGGAGCAGATCAGACGGTTTCCAAATGTCTGCATCGGCCTCGAATGGCCCACGACCCGGCCGGGTGAAGGCGCCGAAAGGTGCGAGCGGTTCGGGCGGCAGAAAGGCTACCTCGAAGCGTTCTGCTTTCTCAAAGGGATGAGCTACTACAAGATTGCCCCCAACCTGTGGAAAGGTCGTCTGGGCCTGGATGGCAAGACAGTGGTAGGCGCGAACGAGCGGGCGGCAAAGCTGTTTGAAATGTACTATCCCGGCCACACTGCCCTGATTCGCGGGCCGAAGGGTGGGATTAAGGATGGTATCATGGATGCCCTGCTTATTGCACATTTCCTACGTACGAGAAGTGGGCAAGGTATGAAGTCTGTAGTACAGAGGTTCGGCAAGGACTCTGTTGAAGCCTTCGCACTGATGATGGGCGGAGGACGTAGGAAGCGGAAATTTGGTACCCGCTCGACCGACCTGTGAAAATTGTGGTATACTGAGGGACGCGAATGAAGCCGGTATCTCACGAAACCATACGGATGCTACTACTGATTGCAGGTCCATACACGGAGCGGGACCACATAACTGACTTTAGGTATCGCGTGACGAACTGTGAAGACTGCTGGAATACAGGCTTGTGCCGTCAGCACCACGAAGAGGTACATAAGGACAAGATACTGTATCGTTATGCGATGTGCCAGAGCAGGTAATATTTATGCCTTCAGTCAATCCTTCAACGTACCACATGTCTGCATCGAGCATCGCCAGTTTCAAGGCGTGCCCGACCCGCTTCCGCCTTGCCTACCGTGAGGGGTTGCGGCTGGCTGAGGACACGGAGTCCCAGCGCATGGGTACCAACTGGCACGCCATGCACGAGACATTCGCTGCCGCCGTCGTGGCGTATCAGCAGGATGAGCACCGCACGGCTGATCGCGATGAGTTGGAAACGGCTGGCCTGCAAGCTGTGGTGAACCTGCTCAATGAGCGGTACGAGCGGATGCCCGCCAGCAAGACGACGTTTGAATGGGCCTTGGAACGTCAAGTGCTATTGACCAGCTTTATGGGGTATCTGTGGTACTGGCAGAATGATCCGGTGGAAGTGCTGGCCAGCGAAGTGCCTTTCGAGCTTCCGATCCACATGCCCCGCACGGGCTTGCCGCTGCCAACCAGCGAAGTGCTCCGCGTGGGCAAGATCGACCACGTAATCAGGTGGCAGGGGGCCATCTGTGCCCTGGAACGCAAGAGCACGAGCCGGGCGATCGGACCTGATTCGGATTACTGGGATAAGGCCAAAAAGGATACGCAGGTGTCCATGTATGCCCTGGCGTTCAGGGATATGCAATCATGGCAACCTGATACCACGGATGGCTGGTTCAAGGTATTGGAGACACTCGATAGCCGCTATGGGAACACACTTTATGACGTGTGGCACAAGCCCACGATAAAGCCGTCAATGCTCACGCAGGCTGAGACGAAAGCCCTGATTGAGACTGGCAAGTATTGCGGTCAGGAATTCAAAGTCGAAGTCTGCTGGCCAGATAACAGCAAGCCCAACGAAGGCATTGTTCTAATCGCGGTGAACAGCAAGACGCCTACCGAAGTCAAGCAAGGCAAGCAGGGCTTCGCGATCAAAGAGACCATCGACATGTTCGGTGCCCGTCTCTTGCAGGACATAACCGAGCGACCGGACTTCTACTTTCAGCGGCGTGAGATCGCCCGCACTGATCTGGAACTGGCTCAGTTCCGCCAGCAGTTGTTCGCGGTTTACACCGCCCAGAAGGCGTATGCCAAATCAGGTTGCTGGTTCGAGAACGAGAGTCAGTGCCGGGCCACGTTCCCCTGTCCATACATACCGATCTGCTACGGCCCTGGGGCCGATGCCGTGTGCGATGGCAAGACCACCCCGCCCGGCTTCAAGCGAATCTTTGTGGACCTGACTGTAAATGGAGAGGCGGTGGACGAATGAAATGGCTAATCCTGATTCTCACAGTGGTTCTATTGGCCGGTTGTGAACGATCCGCCCCGCATTCACGTCCATACTTTGGGGCAGTATCAAGTAAGATGCTCGAAGTCCGCGACAATAAGTACCATTATGTACTGTTCATCCAGCCACCTGATACCGGCGATTTAGACATGGTGGAAGTGGACTGGGACACTTGGCGGCGCGTCCAAGAGGGAGAACCGTTTAATGTCCACTAACGAGGCCGGCAAGGGCGATTCCTACCGCCCCGTCGATCGCAAAAAGTGGGACGAGAACTACCAAAGGATATTTAACCATGACCGAGACCCTGAGCAAACCACCCCTGATCCGCAAGCCGCCGACGATGCCAGCCGGCGTCAGCAAACCGGCGCCGCCAGGCCGTGCCCAGCATGTCGTGAAAACCTTCAGCGTGGCCCCCTGGGCGGGGACCAACGAGGGCAAGAAGGTTCTGCTGTACGGTCCATCGGGACTGGGCAAGACCACCCTCGCGAGCATGGCCCCACATGCAATCTTCATTGGCCTAGACGACGGTGGAAGACAAACCCGACACCCCAAAACCAATCAGCCACTCAATGCGATTCAGGGGGTCGAGACCTTCCAGCAGCTTCGTGATGCTTTGCATCAGGTCGATCTGTTTCCCGCTGGCTCATCGGTCGTGCTCGATACCATCACGAAAGCTGAAGCTCTGGCCGAACCATACCTGTTCGAGACCGTGCGATCGGACAGCGGCCAGACCGTGGATAGCATCGAAGGCTACGGCTGGGGCAAGGGGTACAAGCATCTGCTCGATGTGATGCGGCTGCTGCTGACCGACTTCGATGCGCTGGTCCGGCGTGGCGTCAACGTGATTCTGCTGGCCCAGCAAGGACAGGCCACGGTGCCGAATCTTGAAGGCACTGACTACCTGAAGGATGGTCCACTTTTGTGCGGCCAGCCGAAGAACGGCGGCAACGTCCGTAGCGAAGTGTGTGCCTGGGCCGACAACATTTTCCGCATCGGATACCCTGAAGTCTCCGTGGTGAAAGCCAGCAAGACCGCCAGCAGGGGTAAGGCGTCCGGCACCACGGAACGGAACATCTTCACCGAGCCTGAAATCTGGTTCGAGGCCAAGAACCGGATGAATGGTACTCTGCCGCCGGTCGTGGCCTTCAGCAAGCGGGATGATGATTCGATCTGGCAATTCGTATTTGGTGCAACATGAAAGAGCACCAACTAACGAGGTTGAATTCCCTACGGGAGCAACTTCTTCGCTGCTTCACAATCCCGCTTGAAAGCCCAACGCAGATTGAACTGATTCGAGAAGTTCTGCTTGGGATTTTGACCACACTTCTCGATGTGGACGATTAACGACAAATGATTCAACCACGTAACACGCTCGTTCTGGTTCGGCTTCACGAACAGCCCGCACGTCAGGTCGGTAAGATTACCGTCCCGACCAACGCGGATCAGTTCACCGAAGCCGAAGTGATTGCCGTGGGGCCGGGCAACGTATCGGCTCAGGGTGGCGTCAGTGAGACGTTTGACCTGAAGGTGGGTCAGCGCGTGCTGGTGCTCTACAAGGACCGCGATGCCAACCGGGTTCTGAAGAACTGCGGTGTCCCTGTCCGTCAGGCTGAAGAGACGCTGTACCTGTACGAACAGGCCCGCATCATGGGCGTGATCGCCCAGCCGGGTGAATATGAGGCGTACGCCAAGCTGGTTGGTGTCTGTGCCGAGCGTACGCCCAGCCCGATCATTCAATAATTTCAGCACCCGCTGAATCGGTTCCTCTTACTGAAACACGGAGACAATGCACTATGGCAAAAGTTGAAACGACTGGTACGTATCTGTGGGAAGTCTTGGAGTCGGGTGTGAACCTGACCCAGACCGGCAAGCCCCAGTGGGTGGCTCGCTTGAAGGCCACGAAGAAGTACATCGAAGACTCAGCCGAGATCAAGCACTTCCAGGGTCAGGGTCTTCTGGCTGATGGCCAGCCGGCCTACGTGGACTGGTCCTCGTTCGATGAAGAGATCGTCGCCTTCATGTTGCTGTTTAACTCCGCTGATGAATTCAGCGAAGAGACGGCCATGAAGAACTACGAGCAACTTCAGACCGCGACCGGCTGGGATGGACAAGACTTTGACTCGCTGCCGGCTCTGGCGGGCAAGATCATCCTGGGGCGTGTGCAGGAAAAGAAGCCCTACACCAACAGCAACGGCAAGGTCGTTGAAGGTGGATTGGAAGTCGCATGGATCGACGCACCCGATGCATCCCCCGAACGGCAACTGAAGACCGTCAGCGTGGACGAGATCAAGAATCTCAACGCCAAGCTGAAGATCAAGAAGGCCAAGCCAGCGGCAGCGGCGGCACCGGCGCCAATCACGAAGCCTACATCTGCCCCCACTGTGGCTGTGGCACCTGCTACTGCTGCCCCGAATGCGGCGAGCAGTGCCCCAACCACCACCACACCTGCTGCTACCGCCACGAAGACTAAGGCGCCCAAGGCGCCCAAGAAGCAAGCCGAAGCCCCTGCGGCTCCCCCCGCTCCGGCTGCTTCCCCGGTGCCGGCCAAGGAAGTGACGATGGAAGACGCCTGGGCTGCGGTGTGCGCTGCCAAGGGCGACAACGAAGATCAGGTCGTTGAAGAAGCCTGGATCGCCGCCACGGGTGAGATCGCGGGCGACAAGGATCAGGAACAGGTCACGCCCGCCGAATGGGCCAAGATTCGTGACATTGTTCTGAAGGACTTGGCGGCTTAATAGACCATGACCGCCTGAGCGTCGGTAGCCCAAAGTAGAGGCGCCGTTGACAAAACGGATGTTGCTGGTTCAAGCCCAGCCCGACGCTTTTCCCAATGTCAAATAAATTTGAATCGCTACTTGAGCGATTTCAGGGGAACGCCTACCCGGCGATGCTGGATGATCTGGCATTGCACCTGGGCGTCTCATCTGATTCGCTTCGGCGGCTCGCCCTCGGATGGGTGCCCATTGTTACCTTCAAGAAGAAGGTAAGCTATTGCGGCTGGTGGGCATTTCCTGAACGCGATGCCGATGGCCTGTGTACTGGGTTGGCCCTGCGTAATCAGCAGGACGACAAGACATGCTTTCCTGGGAGTCACCATGGGTTAATTTACGAGGTCAACCCGAAGCACAGCCGGGGAGAGCACGGATACAATTCCGGCGCCCATAACTGGGTACGTACCATGGACGCGGGCGTTCTGTGCCCGGTCTGCGGCAAGCCCGATGGGTGCTTGCTTTCGGCGGAGAAGCCAACTGATCCGAAGGCGGTCGTCTGCATTCGCGGTAAAGCGGGTGCGGTTAAGCCGATGAAGTTCGGCTACCTGCACATTCGCAAAGCCGATGGACACTTGGCGGATGCGTCCCCGTTGGGCAACAACGGCGGGCCGGTCGTGATCGTCGAGGGAGGTACCGACGTTGCCGCCGCCTTCGATATGGAATTTGACGCCGTGGGGCGTCCGTCCAATCTGGCCTGTCTGGACATTCTGAAGGATTTGGTCCGGGGCCGGCAAGCGATCATCGTCGGGGAGAACGACCGCAAGGCTGATGGGAAAGAGCCTGGGCGTGAGGGCATGATCGCCACCTTCCAGGTGCTTCAGCGTGTCTGCCGCAATGTGCGGATGGTCATGCCGCCTGAGCACATAAAAGACCTTCGGGCCTGGAAAGTCAAGTATGGCCTGACTCGCGAGAAGTTCCTTGAATTCGTCGAGAAGCATGGGCAAGAGCATCAGGTCTCGACGCTGCTGCCGGATGATCGGCCAACCACGATCGCACGCGCTTTTCTCGATGCGAACTATCGGCTGGCCGGCCGGTACAGTCTCCGTCGCTGGGAGTCCACATGGTATCGCTACGGCGGCAGTAAGTATGTGCCGCTGAAGGACGAGCCGTTCACCAAGCCTATATACGATTGGGCCTACGATAAGAGTGTCCAGAAGGAAACGCCCAAGGGGATTAACATCCTTCCCTTGGTAGCCAATCCTACCTTAGTAAATGCCGTGAGTCAAGCGGCCATGGCGGAAACGCTGGTCCCTGCGACCAACGTACCCTGCTGGATCAACGGGCACACCGGCCCCGATCCATCCGACCTGATTGTATTCTCAAATGGGATTCTCCATGTATCAGCGTTCCTTGATGGTACCGGGGACTACCTTATCGACTCCACGCCCGATCTCTTCACTACTGCATCGCTGCCTTTTGCTTTCGACCCGACAGCGACTTGCCCGACATGGCTTTCATTTCTCGAAAGCAGCCTCGGTGACGAGCCTGAGAAAATTGCGCTGCTACAGGAATGGACTGGCTATGTGCTCACTCCCGATACCCGCCTTGACAAGATTATGTTCTTCCGTGGCCCAACGGCTGCGGGAAAATCAAAGTGTCTCAATGTTCTGTGTGCCTTAGTAGGTGAAGAACAATCCGCCGCCACGAGCTTCGCCGATCTTGCGGGACAGTTCGGTATCGCCCCACTGATGGGCAAGCTGCTGTGTGTGATTCCCGACGCCCGTACCCCCAAAGGTGCTGCGGTGCGTGGCCTGGAACTGCTGCTGAACCTGGGCGGCTCAGACGGGGTGCAGATCAACCGCAAGTTCAAGGATCAGTTGGAGCGGCACAAGCTCACCGCCCGCATCACGATCGCATCGAATGAATTCCTGAAAGTGCCTGACCATGCCGGCGCGTTGATCCGCCGCATGAACCTGATCGAGTTCCAGCAGTCCTTCGTCGGTCGGGAAGACTTCGGGCTTGAAGCCAAGCTGATGAAGGAAATACCCGGCATCGCGATCTGGGCACTGGAAGGACTGCGGCGCCTGCGGACCAATGGCACCTTTACCGTACCCCCATCGAGCCGTTCCGCCTTGATGGATATGCGTACCGCCAACAGCCCCGTTGCCGGCTTCATCGCCGAATGCTGCAACATGAGGGCCGGGGCTGAAATCACCAAAGCGGAAATCTACGACGCCTGGGTTGCATGGTGCGAAGCCGCCAAGATTTGGTCCTGCGGCAAGAGTCCCTTCTTCGAGCGCCTGAAGATGAACGCCACGCAACTGGTGTTCACCGGCGATCGGGTGAAGGGCATCCACCTGCAACAGTGGGCTGAGAAAAAGTTTTTAGGGAGACCCACGCGATGATCCGTCACTTTGCATCAGACGTGTACTTGGAACTGAAGCGAGCACGGGCCAAGCACCCCCGGCCTATGAATTCGGCTCACGAGGGGTACGCGGTCCTGCTTGAAGAAGTAGATGAAGTCAAGCAGGAAGTGTTTCACGGCAGCGATCGTACGAAACTGCGTGACGAACTGATTCAGGTCGCAGCGATGGCCCAGCGGATGGCCGAGGATTTGAACCTATGAAACAGCGTGACCTGAACGACATTGTAAATACCAAACCAGAAATCAAGGTCACGATTCCAGAGCATCAGCGGTTCCTAGCCTTCCGCCATGACCGTGATGCCGTGGCCTTCGATGACTGGTGGTTTGAAACTGGTGGGCCATCATTCCGCAATTTCATCAACGAACGGGAGAACAATGCAACTAACGACTGACAAGAAAGCACGCAAGGAACAACCCATGGCACGGGGTCTTATTGACTACTTCCCCAATGCCCTGGCCGAAGTCGCCCACGTCAGCTTCGTGGGCAATCAGCAGCATAACCCCGGACAGGAACTTCACTGGTCGCGGGGCAAGTCAGACGATCATGCCGATTGCGTGATCCGCCACATCATCGAGCGTGGCTCGATCGACGACGACGGCATTCGGCATTCTGCAAAGGCCGCGTGGCGTGCGCTGGCGATGCTTCAAATCGAGCTTGAGCAGGCCGAGCCTGCGAAGCAGGGGCCTGTTGCCGTGAATTGTGGGCCAACGTTCTGCGATAGCCGCGTGCATGCGATCTACAACGGGCTGAAGGCCAATAACTGCCCGGCCGACGTGGCTGAACTGATTACCAAAGGTACATCAGTCTGTGAAGGCCCAGCCGATGCCGCCCGGCCGATCGTATACGTGGCTGGCCCGATGCGGGGGTATGAACACTTCAACTTCCCGGCCTTCGACAAAGCCCGCGATGCAATGCTCGACAAGTCCTTCCATGTGATCTCCCCGGCCGACATTGACCGCGCCTGCTCTGGTAACGATGCGGATGATCCCACGAAGATCGACGTAACCGATCAGACGCGATTCGTCTTCCGCGACTTCTATGCGATCTACTTCCTGGCAAAGTTCAATCACACGGGCAGCAACGGTATCGTTCTGCTCGACAACTGGTTCAAGAGCGTCGGTGCCACGGCTGAATTCAATCTGGCCAAGTGGCTGGGTCTGAAGTTCTATGCATCAGATGGTAACTATTACTTCGACGGCGATGGTACCTGTCCGAAGGCGTATGTACCGCCGCCGACTTCCTTCGGTGCGATTGAGAACGGGACCACGCCGAAGAAGCCAGCCGGAGAATCTTACGAGGGAAACTGGGACTATCTGGGTGCCATTCGCGGGGTCAACTACTACATCCGCGTTCGTGATGGACAGGTTGATAAGGTCGGTTACGGTGGGGACTACCTCGAACCGAACACCATGCCCCTGCCTGATTTTGCCCTGCGAGTTCAGAACGGCAAACTGACTCGCGTGAGTTCGGATGAAATGCAGGAATACTCGTCGAGGGCTTAATGCGAATTCTGACCATCGGAGACATTCACGAGCCGGTCGCCCACCCTGGGTACCTGAGCTTCTGCCGCGATCTGCGGGACCGACACAAGTGCGATCAGGTGGTTTTCATTGGTGACGTGGTGGACTGGCACGCGATCAGCTTCCACACGAAGCACCCTGATGCCCCTGGCCCCAAGCATGAGTACGAACTGGCCAAGTCCAAGATCAGCCAGTGGGCACGTGTGTTCCCCAAGGCCAAGGTCTGCATCGGCAACCATGACGCCCGCGTGATCCGCACCGCAGAGGAAGCGGGCATCCCTTCCCAGTTCATCCGTGACTATGCGGAGACATGGGGAACCAAAAACTGGGACTGGGACGACGACTTCATTCTGGATGATGTGTTCTTCTTCCATGGCACCGGCTCGGGCGGGATGCACCCGGCTTTCAACGCCATGGGCAAGATGCTCATGTCCTGCGTGCAGGGTCACATTCACTCGGCCGGGGGAATCAAGTGGAGAGCAAACCCGCAGCGCCGCATCTTCGGCATGGATACGGGCTGTGGCATCGACGATCGAGCTTACGCCTTCGCGTATGGCAAGGAACAGAAGGTGCGGTCTATTCTGTCGGCTTGCGTTATTCTCGACGGGATACCTCATCACGAGATCATGCCGATTGGCCCCGGTGAAAAGTACCACCGCTCCAATTTCGAGTCTTGTACTTTACGGAGAAAAAGCAGATGAAAGGTGTTCTTCTTGCAGTGCTGTTCGCGGTGCTGATCGGTTTGGGCTTCGCGGCATGGGGCTGTGCCCCGGTGAATCAATCCAAGGCGACGACCCCGGCGGTGAATCCTGTCTTCCCCAAGCCCGGCCAGACGCCGCCCGAATTGAAAACCACAGCCAAGGCAACGGACGTGATTATCGTTGTGGCTCTCGTGGCCGCTGGTATCGCGGTGGGCCTGTTCTTCGCTGTGCCAGCCACACATAACCTGTCTCTACCGATCGGTGGCGCCGCAGCCGGCGTGGAAGGGGTGGCGCTCATCACGCGGGTCTCACTCTGGTTCATTCCTTGGGTTGCATTTGGACTGGCCATCCTGGGTATAGGCTTCTTCGCCTATGAGGTCTACCGGAACCGCAACGCGATCCAGTCCAAGATCGACGGCGCCTTTGGCACGACCAGCACGGGTGTAACGAAATTGGTGCATGGATGAAGCCCCTTCACACGCGAAATGATCTGATTGAACTGGCCCAGCGCCACGCCCCCACCAAAGCGTGTGAACGGACCATGAGAATGTATGGCGCAACTGTCCTCGGCGGATTCACCTTCGCCGGGGGCAATCAGGGGTGGATTGTAACAGTAAGTGATAAATGGAACATCGCCATAATCTGTCACGAAACAGCCCGCAAATATTCGATAGATTATCTTGACGATGTGCCCTGGGTGGGATGGTTGGGGCGGATCAATGGCAAGCGTCCCCTTGTGGACGGCGATTGCCCCGCTCTCTGTTCGTTGCAGCGATTGCGGGCACGGAGTAAAGAAAGATGCCGCCAGTCAAAATGACCGTTGCGGAAGTGGTCGGGTATATGCGAGATAAGCAGGGGATCGAGGTCACGCGCCACACGGTTTACAACTGGATGCGTAAGGGCGTGAACAATGAAACCCTACAGCACACGACCGTTCCCAACAAGAAATGGATTACCCAGAACGTGTGCGTCACTACAAAGGAATGGCTCCATGACTTCTTCCGTCGTATTGGCAAACCCCTCGCCTCGGATCAGCCTGCGGGAGATCGGGCTTGATAAGATACAGGGGTACATCCGAGACGGCGTACACGTCTTCTGGAACCGGGAAGGGGAAACGCGAAGAATCCCCCTCCCGGTCTTAATCAATGCTGTCAGGCTCTATCGGGATGCCGTGACCCTCGTTCATGCCGAGCGCCTCGCAGCGGTGGCTGAAGCGGCTCACGTGATACGCTGGGAGCAGGCCGAGCCGCTACCCGATGTGAATGTGGCCCTTAATCCACGAGTAACAGTAAGTGAAGAGACCCGCCGCAGCGGTGGCGTAGACGGACCAGCCTAACAGGGCTTTCTTCTGGTCCCGTTCCAGCTTTTCAAGACGCTGATCCTGCACCCCCTGCCCTTGAATCACTGGCTGAATGTGACTTTTCACTTCTTCCATGAAAGTCTTCATCTGCCCAGACAGGGCGTCGATCATCGGCTTGACAAACAACCGCTGATACAACTCCGCATCTGCGAGGTTCTGAGGTAGTTCAATCCCTGTACTGCTCATTTCGCTACCGCTGCCTTTACATCTGATCCAATCTGGGTGAAGTACGCCCGTCGCTGTTCCACAGTCAATGACTTGGCCTGAGCGATCCGGCGCCGAACCGTCCATTGGTTCGCTTTCATTTCATCAGGCGACATTTTCGGCCACACCTTCTCCATCACATCCTTGGCATCCAGGCTGCTTTCATTCAGCAGCCCTTGCAGTCCTGGCTTTTCCGATGCACGTTTGCGGATCGAGGTCACGTCGCCTTCACTGATCTTGCCTTCCTTCAATGCCGCTCGTGTATCCGACCATGCCGTGGATGCCCTGCCACGAAATTCTGAAGCCAGCTTGGCCTTGACATTCGATTTGGCCTTGTCTGCCGCGCTCATGGGCGTCTGGGCATACTTGTCATAAATGACCTGATATGCGGCCTTCTCGGCGTCGGTCTTGGGCGTGTAGGCATAGTGCAGGCCCACCATTTCCCCAACCTTCTTATCGAGACTTTCCGGCCGGCCGGGGCGTTGTTCCTCGGCGGCGCCCTGAAGTGAGTAGGGCATTAAGGTACGTCCCACGAACTTGGCCCGGTCGGCTAAACCCTCTAACTTAACATGGTGCTCATCCTGGCCCGAAGCCAGACCTTCCGCCGCTCGCCACACCGGAGCCAGACGGTTCTTCAGGGCCGCGCCGGGGTTACTCAAAGCCCCTACGATCGCCCCGAACGGCGTTGGCACATAGACACGCTCATCGCGTCCCTGATCGTCCTTGCGGCCCGTGCGGGGCCGTAGCAGGTCTTGCAGGCTGGATGGAGCCTGGGTGTGTCCTGTGTAGGCAGTCATACCAAGCTGCACGAGGGACGCCATGGCAGTCTGGGCAACTGCGTGGCCGATCAGGGAATACATGGCGGGCGTAATGTCCACCTTCTTCCCCTGGGCCAGACTACGCAGGGCAAGTGCCCCGTCGCGTACACCAGCGCCAAGCTCACGCAAGTCACCTTCAAAGAACTTTGGTGCTGTCAGGATCAAGTCCTGGGCATCGGTAACGATCTTGTTCTGGAACTGGCGATCGCGAACGACCTGACCGAGCAGATTATCCGTCAGGTCAGTAGCAAGGGACTGCTGGCGTTGGAAGTCCTCACCGGACAATCCACGAGCTTCATGCTGGGCTGCGTGCATCATCTGAGCCGCGAATTTGATCTTCGGGCTGAAGTGTTCATGCAGTGGTACAGCGATCAGGTGATTGATCCCCTTGACCACTCGGCCGAGCGACCCGATCGGATTGCCGGCGTCCCATTCCTTGCGGGCCTGCTCGAAGTATTGCGGAGCCAGCACGGACTTCATCTGCGGTCGGGCGCCGCCTTCCACGGCTCCCTTGACCTGTGAAGCCAGTTCAGGGTGCGAGCCGGGATTGCGGTACTCTTCCAAACCCTTGGCGCCGTATCGCATCGCAGCGATCGGATTCGACAGCCACAGGTTCTTGCCAAGAAGATCCCATTCCTTGTTGGCTACGTTCGATACCGAGCGGCCAATCGCACCACTGAAGGAACGATAGCCGTTGTAAATGTAGTGGGCGCCCGACAGGTTCAAGGCCAGATTGACCGAGCTTTTGACCATGGATGCCAACTGATGCAGAACCGGAATGTTCCGCTTCAGGCCGGGACTAATCAGGCTGTTGAACTGATCGGCCACGTTCGCATTAGCGCGGTACTGGCCGGGCTGGTTCTGGCCGGTGTAGGTCATGCCTTCGGGCAGATCATCGCCGGGGCGTAGGGTCTGAGTCTTCCTGGCCCATTCAGACGACTTCATGTATTCCTGAGCGTCGAAGTGCTCCATCTTCGAGAGCTTGCCAACCATCCATTTAGGGGCGATGATCGGACGATCCTGCTGCGCCAGCTTGTCGGTCAGCTTCTCTTGCTGGCCATCTGGTGCTTTCTGGCCATCGGGCACCCACGTCAATACACCCTTGTTCTCTTCGCCGTACATGGTCTTGCGAGCCATGATCGAACGGCGAATTTCCGTCTGCTTGGCCAGCAGGGTATCCATCGGATTGTCATAGGTCAGCTTGCCACCGTGCTGGCGAACAAAGTTGGCAAAGTCGCTGTAGGTGTCGAACTTGCGGCCTTTGAGAAAGTTCTCGCCGCCGGCCAGTGACGTACGATTGCCGGCGCCCGTCTTCTCAGAAGGGAACGTCGCTAGACGACCGAGATAATCGCCTTCCCACTTGCTCGTGTTCAGGCCGTACTTCTTGCCCTCTTCGATGTTCTCTTCGTTCATCTTGCGGCTGAGGTCCGCCGCTGCCTGGGTCTTGGGATCAGTGGCCGTTCCGCTGGCCTCGACCTGATCGGCCCAATGGTCTTTCTGGGCATCAGTCCAGTTCTGCATGTACTCGCGGGTGGGCTTCAGGTGTTCTTCAACCTGAGCCATGTTCTGGGTATGCTCCGCGAGAGCCTGACTGATACGATTTGCGGTGTCTCGGTCCTTCAACGTCCAGGACAAACCCGATCCGATCCACCGGCTGACGTTCCCCAGACTGGTCTTGGCATTCTCCCAAAGCTCATGGACCTTCGGGGCCACGTCGCGTTCGGCAAACGCCTTGCTCGCGGCCATGGTCGCCCCACCGCTCTCACTACCCACAAGCTCGCCAGCTTTTTCCCGCATGGTCTTCAGGAATGGCTTGACCTGATTCTGTGCCTGTGGTACTTCCTGTGGCGCCGCCTCTGGGGTGTTCCCGATGGTCGGGACGCTCGTTTTACCCCCTACCTCAGAGGCGGCTTTAATTCCATGCTGGCCAATCAGGGATTCGGGCACGTACGCCGTGACAGGTTCGCCAAGGTTTTGTGCGGCTGTAACGCGATGGCCACCATCCGGCGACACCATGTCTTTGTTGACGTACACGGGTGGCAGATTGGCTCGCTGATCTGCGGGAAGATTCTGATAAGCAGCGATCTTGTTCGGATCGCGGCTGTCTTCCGTCAGATTCATTGGGTCGATTTTGTCCGAAGGGACAATCGCCTTAACGAACTTCTCACCGGGAGCCATCTTCATGCCCATCATGGCGCCGATCAGCGAACCGCCCTGAGTGTCGCCCCCATTGTTCGCGGCGTAGTGCTGAGCGATCGCATTGGTGTCGGCTAGCTCCGCAGGGTGACTTCCCTCGTCAGCAGCGCGTACTTGTGGTACTCTATTTTCCGCAGCCGCCGCAACTGGCTCTTGAACTTCCGCAGCCTCATTCGGTCGTGGCTGTACATGAGCCGCCGCATTTTCATCAGGCGCAGTTCGTCCCGTAACCTGTTTAGGAAACGCATCGCCTTCCTCACTGTTAGGCAGCGTGAAGCCCGCCTTGTCCTTTGCGTAGGTCTTGAAAAACTCATCCTGGGCCTGCGGCTCTCGTGGCGGCATCTTATATTCGGACGCAGGAATCCGGGTTTCAGTCGGTGCAGATTCTTGCCGAATATCAGGGGTATGACCGCCGACGACCTGACTTGGCTGCTGCTGATTTTGCTCTTGTCCGTCCTGGCCAACATTGGGATGGGCATGTACATTGGCGTTGGTTTCATTCGCCGTGCCCTCGCCCGACGCTCGCCGACGCATCTCAGATAAGAAAGTTGGACGCCCTTCAGCGGCCTGGCCCACTTCATGCAAGCCAAGTTGACCTGCACTTTGAACCAGTGCCGATGCGATTGAATTGGCACCCATTCCTTCGGTCAGCGGACGACCCGCGATCAGATTGTTCGCGCCAAGCATCGCATGGCTAATCACTTCGTTCGTGACCGCATCCTTGCCGAACTTCGCTGCGTAAGCTCCAAGCAGGGATTTGACGGTCGGAGCCGCGACAGGATTAAGCTGACCGAACAGCTTCCCGCCGAATTCATTCATGGCCTTGTTGGCTCCCCAATCCAGGGCACCCATTCCGGCAGAACGAGCCAGTTCTTCTGTTCCGCTGATCTGCTGTCCCTGATCGCGGCGATTCGCCACGTCAATGCGTTCGTTGCCCGCAGCAGCCGCCGCCGATAGTGCCCGGCCCGCGCCACTCAGCATGTAAGGCAAGTTAATCACGTTGCCGATCTGTTGACCGACAAAGCCACCCGCACCATGGGAGTCCCCATAGGCTGAATTGATCTGCTGCTGGGCGACTTGCCCGGCTTGCGGATTTGCCAGACCCATGAGACCCTGAATGGGCTGGGCGACGGTCTTCAAGGCTTGCCCAGAAACCTGATTGCCCGCGACCGCCTCAGCGGCATGGCCGAGCGTCTGATTGCCGACAAATTCAGCCGGCAGGCGCTCGTACCACGGAAGCGATCCAAGATACTGGTCTCGTGTCATATGAGGCTGAGCCAGTTGCTGCGGCTGCGGAGCCTGGGCGTTATCCATCACGAAACCCTGGGGCGGCGGTGGAATCTGCGAAGCGGCCGGTGCAGCGGCAGCGGGAGCTTGCATCATTTCAAAACCGGCTGGGGGTGGGGGAATATTCATTGTGCGGGCACCCATTGACCATTGATAAAGTGAAGCACTTCGCCCGTCTGCGGATTGCGAGCAACCGCCATGTGCTTATTCGCCGGCTGCTGAGCCGTTTGCTGTTGCTGTTCCTGACCCCCACCTTCAAGCTGGCCTTCCAATGTACCAATTTGATTCTGGTACTGCTGGTGCTGGTGGTACGCGTTCAAGAGGGCCGGATCATTCTGTACGTCCTGATCTGAATTGATGCCAGAGAAGCCGAAGTTCTGCTTGGCTAATTCCTGATCCTTACGCCTAAGATCAGTGAGTTGCTGGTGGGTCTGCTGCATATGCTGGCGGCTCTGAACCTGCTGCTGGCGGTTCTGGCCAGCCTGGGCTTGCTGCATCGCCGAGTACAAATGTTGAAAGCCCTGCTGGGGTGATAACATCCCCGATTGCACGCCTTGATCCACCAGTGACAGGTGCTCGTCGGGAACGTGGCCTTTGAATTGCTGAAGGACGTTGGCCCACGGATTGGGCTGCTGTTGCTGTGGCTGTCCGGCGCCGGTAACTTGATAGCCGATACGCTGGGCGTGCTCGACCTGATTCGCTACCTGCTGGGCCGAACCGGGCTGCAAGTGGAACGTCTGTGGATCGAGGGGATTCCAGATCGCGTTCGCGTTCTCACCCTGCTTGCCCATGATCTGGTTCTCGCGGTTGAACTGATCGCCCGCCGCAAGCAACCGCTGGGCACTCATCACAGGTCGTCCATCACGCCCGGCACCCTGCTGGATCGACATGGTGCCCGCACCCTCTGGCGGCGGGTCTTGCTGTGATTGCTGTTGCTGATCGGATGCTTCCTTCGCCGCCATCATCGCCCGTTGAACGGGTGTGATACCCCTATTGGCGCTGGGGGGCATCCCGGCGTTATTCCGCCGGTTACGCATATGGCTATGCGCGTTCTGTAATTGCATGGCCGGATTTTGTCCCGGTGCCACGCCACCAGCCATTGGTTGCAGGTTTCCTGCCAGCCTCGCCATCAGCGCCGGGGGAATCAGCGATTGATGAAGGGGCTGGGCGAAGCCTAATGCAGAATCCATCATGCTCATGGGAAATTCCTAGTAAGCCGAGCCGGGGGCACCCAACATGTACGGAGCCGCCATCGCTCGCTGAGCGGCGGTCAGACCACCACTGCTGAAGGGCTGGGGACTCATGCCCGCCATCGCCTGCGGGGACGCCTGCGCTTTAGAGTCGATGGACGGCTGCATGTTCTGAAGATTTTGCAGCATGTTCATCTGGTACTGTGACTGAGCGTAGGGCTGGGCCATTCCGCTGATCGCCTGTCCACCCTGGGCAGACATTTGAGCGAGGTTGTTATATGCACCCATCTGCCGCAGCGCGTCCTGATTGGCAACCTGGGCCATACCCATGTTGTATGTCTGCAATGGAGCCTGTTGCATCGTGTTGGCGACGGTGGTATTACCCAGACCCCTATTGGTGAGGCTCTGAGCTACCTGGCTCTGATTGTTCTGAAGCTGCTGGCCAAGTTGCATCTGCTGGCTGCTGGTCGTGTTCTTCGACGCGTTCAGCGAATTCTGCAATTGCTGCATGGCGTTGTTGTAACCACCCACCTGGGCGCCAGCGCCCGGTACGTTGCTGTTGAACTGAAAAGGCTTGGGGGCCGGCATGGGCGCCCCTGGAACTGCGGGCATAGGAAACTCCTTAAATCAGGTTGAGGGACGATGCTTTAGCCACGACTGCCTGAATCAGTGCCCCGATCGCCGTCTGCACGGTGGGGTCCGGGTCTTGCATGATCTGGGCGATGCTGAATATCACCTGCCTCGCGTCAGGCCCGGTGACTGCATTGTTCTGATCGTCGAAGTACACTTGCACGAGCTTCACATCAGCGTAGACGTTCGACGGATCGTTGGCATTCACCATCACCGACTGAATCCACCAATGGTCATAGACCACGGCGGGAACCGGAGCGGTGCTGGTAGGACTTGACGCTGGAATCAGTGGATTAGGCATGGTACTACTCGATTAACTCTGCGGTCCAGTAGGAAACCTGGGCTTGATTGGTACTGCTGGCCACGCTCCACTTCCCAAAGAACTGCAATGCGTTGGCCGTGGTCAGGTTGATGGTCGTGGCGAAGTTGGCAAACGCCTGGGCCTGACTGGCGCCGCCGGTACGGCCCACCGCTAGGAAACTACCACTTGATCCAGTCGCCGTGGTCGTCACGAGAATTTCAATCCACGTGTTGCTGGCGGCGGTGGCAAAGTTTGTACTCCAAATTGGAGTCGTGCCCCAGTCCAGGCCAAAGGTGAAGTTTCCGCTTGTATAGTTCTGTCCCAGCACGGCAGTCAGGCGAACCGCCCGGCCCGCCACGTTGAAGAAGCCAGCCGGGATTGTCACGCTTGGCGTGAAGTCAATCTTCGTGGTGGTGTTCTGAATAACTGAACTGTTCGCACCGCCCCAGAACAGAGTTACAAGATTAGCCGGCAGCGTCGTCGTGCTGGTAATCAGGTTCGTTTTGACCAGTCCGCTGGTTGAGTTGAACCAGCTTTGCCCGGTGAACTGATTGGATGGATCATTCGCGAGGGGCTGGAAGCCAGTCACGGTGAGTCCATCAATACCAGTAGACAGACTGGTATCGAGCGGACGGACTGACAAACCAGTTGTACCAATCTGCAAGCCACTCGACGCCGCAATCGCCACGCCCCATTCATAATGTGTGGTTCGTGAGGGCTTCCAGACATAAGCCTGACCGCTGTTCGTGTTGATCGCCAGCCCTTCACTGCCAGCCGTGGATGAAGGGGGTTGCGTTCGTTCAGTGTTCGTACTGCTGTTGAAGATATTGGCTGGATTGCCGAACCCGCCTGTCAACGAGAACGATTCATAATTGGCGTTCTGTACCGCGAGCGTTTGCGAGGTATTGTATGTACCCGGATCAAAGCGATCGTTGACGAAGGTTACAGTTCCAGTCGAAGCTCCCCATGCTCGAATGCGGGCAACTGAAGCGCTGGAATCACCATAAAAGCCAACGGCGGCGAAGTCATTCGTGCCAATCAGGGCACTGACCATCGTGGAGCCGTTCAACATCAGGCTCGCGACGGCCCCGTGAATCACCAGATTGCAGACACTCAACGCCGTGGAAGACGTGTGATTTACAACCGTCGTGCTGGACAGAACCGTGCTGCCCTGATACAGAGCAATTACGTGCGAACCCGATCCATCGCCGAGCGTGAAATCTCCGAAGACAGCATTGTTCGCTTGCGTCAGACCCGTACTTGTGCTGCTAACGAAAGCTGCCACGCCCACACGTGTTGTATGGGCGCTGGTCGAGTTAAGCGTAACCGAAACTGTTACCTGCGGGCCAAGGGCTGAAGCCGCATCCGAGTATAACGCCAACCCGCCTGATTCGGTCGATAGTCCATGATAAGGCAGTACCGAGATCGTAGTGCTGGTTGGGAACTGAATGCTGGCATCTGCCGCCGTCAGGGTAGTGCCGCCACTTCCCTTGCTATTGAATGTGGTCCAATCCGTTGAAGACAAATACCCATTGGTTGTACTGGATGCCTGCGTGATCGACAGGGTACGATCTGCGGATAGATCGCCACCACCTTGCAGCGGCGCCGTTGTGTTAATCAGTCGAGTCGAAGGAACTTTGCTGGCCAGATCAGTGACGAGGTTCGTCACCTGTGATTCGGCAATCACGTTGACCTTCAGCCCTGATGCGGACTGGGCCAGCGTCGTGCCATCCAGTAGGATTTTCAGTGCCCCTGCGACCACAGCAAGGCCGGATGTGCTGCTGTAGTTCAGCCCAATGCCACCGCTGTTGGTGATTGGAGCGACCACGCTGACGGTGGAAGTCAACGCACCCTGGCTGAGCCGCTGGAAGTTACGCCGCATCCGGTTCGCGGAATTGGCATTGCGGTCAATGGGATTCGGATTATGGGGGCTCGGTTGGCATATTCAATTCTTACTGAAAAGGCTGTTTTTACTGTCGAGTAAGAATTATCTGTTTAGCGACGTTCCCGATTGCGGCCGGCCGGCTTGAATTCCAGCGTGGCCGATTCAAAACTGAAGTAAGTGCTGCTCACGCCATTGGCGAGCCGAAGGCTGAACCAGCCACCCCGGAACCGCTGGCGGAAGGTCTTCTGGCGGCGATCGAGCGAGATCGCTACGGCTGTTGAGCTATGGGCCGAACCTTCTGTAACGCTGAAGGCATCCGGGCCAGCGGCGATGTACGCCGTCGCGGCAAAGGCGGTCGAGGACGCACCTGCGGCCAGTTCGCCCATGTCGATCGTCGTGGCAGACAAGAGCGAGGCTTCAGGCGAAGGATGCCACGGGCCGAACGTCACCGAGCAGGCAATCAGTTGCCCATCATCATCCAGAGCCGTTGTTTTGGTCTGACGAATGTATCCATCCCACCCACCCAGCAGGACCGCTCGATTACCCGGCGAGTTATCCGACAGATACAGGCACGATGAGAATGGCCCATTAGTCGCCGCAAATTGAGCCTTCCATAAGCCGCCTTCCGAGCGCGAATCAAAGACCAGATGAATGCCAGCCTGCCCGCTGACCGGCGTGAAGAACATGTACAGGTAATGCAAGTCCGCATCCCAAACCATGCTGGTGATGGTCAGATTCCAGGGAATGGTCTGGAAGAACTGATTGAGCGTGTTCGCCGACAGCAGTTGCGGCGGCTGGTAGAATTCCCAGATCGGTTTGACCGAATACAGTCCACCCGATGCCACGAAGTACAATGTGCCATCAGGTGAAATGCACCACGCGTCTTTTCCGACGATCCCCATTTGATTGGATACCATCACAATCGAGCCGCCGTCCGCTGGATCGCCTTCCAGCATCCACAGCGAATGGGCACAACCGATCAACATGTAGTCGTCGGTGTAGGGAATCAGTGCGGTGATTGGCTCGCCGATCTTGCCGGCTTGGCTCAGGTTGCCCGCCACCGCTGCTGCTGAATCGACCTGTGAATAATCCCAGTCCGAAGGATCGCCCGCCCGGCTCATATAGAAGTTCTGCGGCGCCGAAGGATCGCCCGCGAGCACGAGACGGCCACGCCAGTTGCAGGCCAATGAGCAATAGGTCGGATTGGGATTCGTGCTGCTCTTGGGCACGAGCGTCGTAATAGCGTGAGTCGAAGTATTAAAAACGACCGGATTCTGGGTGATGCCATCAACGATGTAGACGGCCTGATTGACCGCATTGGCATCAGTGCTGATCCCTGTGAAGTTCACCGCCGCCATGGAGACTGTCGGATTGCCAGACAGTGGCGCGGTGCTCTGGCCCGTGGCCATTGCCATCGTGTTCGCAGGGGAAGGCCCGCCATACCAGACGAAGCCCTCGCAGACAGCAACCAGCAGGGATGCGAACTGCGACTGGACCAATGCACTGGTATTGCTGGGGTAGATGATCTTGATCTGGGTAATTGCCATCGACACCCCTGTTGGCAGGGCATCGACCCAGAGATAAAGGAACTGCGTACCCGATAGCGTCACGGCCAGTTGACCCGTGTTCGGGGGTCCGTTGGCGTTGACGTTGGTGCTGGTACCCTGCACGACCGCTTCAGCTTCGCCCGAGAACAAATCAGCCCGTGTACTGTAAGTCTGATTGCCGGGAATCACACCATTCGTCGAACTGTACACATTATCAGTGGTAGTCGAACTGGCGACGGTCGGCCCCAAAAATTGCCACGTCCCGCTGACAAACCCATTGATACCTAAATCATAATTCAGTGCCGGACCCGCTGACTGCAACCCAGTGTCAATCTGCTGCTGCGTTGGTGCAGTTGGATTTAACCCAGTGAAAAGATTGATCGCTCCGACGTTTGTGCTGTTAGCACCCGTCAGGGTGTATGTAATGAAAATCTGCACGTTCCCCGGCATCAGGACCGCCGGACGAAACAGGAGCGGGGCAAGGGTCGAAGAGGGAGTCCAACTGGTCGGGATATTCAAAGCATTGCCACTGACGGTCCAGGTCGAGGGCACATTGGCCCAGCTATCCTGAAACTCTGCCAGACTGGTGAAGGTTTCATTGTATGTCGTGCTGCTGCCACCCGTGCTGCCACTGGATGGATAGCCGACGATATTCACCGACACCATGCCTTGAACCGGACCTTGCGTGGCCACGGTCGAAGATGTAAGCTGTGTGGTGAATGCTTTGGACGTGCCGAACCGCTGGGCCACTCGGCGGCGACCGTACGTATCGAACGGAAGCACGTTGAGCGCATCCCAGCAGGTATCAGGTGGCTGGCCTTCGCGGTTCACCACCTGATTGATTCCCTTGACCGGGCTGCTGATTGTGATTGGCTGGTTCGGCATGGAAAGAAGCACCATCCCCGTTAAGGGATGGCGCCTTGTGATAGATGCTATCTATCAGGGTGTTATCGAAGCGGATTACCAAGGGCGTCGAGACCCGCCAAGTCGGCAGGATCATTGCCCAGGGTCGCATCGGTGTACGCCACGAGGCACGAGGCGTAGACCACTTGAACACCATAGGTCTGCACCGCGTCGGTTGTATGAGCGCCGGTCGTGAGCGTGAAGGCGATAAACTGGTCGCGGACCAGCCCATTCCCGCTGAAGTCGAACTCGTATACGGCGGGCTTGTTGGTGACTGCCGCACTGACTTTGCCAGTAACCGCAACCGACGTTCCACCGGGTAACAGGGTGTGTGGAGTCAGGGTGAGTGTCGGCGTGTCGGTAGTGCCCGCTGAGTCAGCGGTAATACGAACGATCAGCTTGTCGGTTGTCTGGTCGTAGTCACGGGGAATCTGATACTGCCACGTGCCGACCGTAGTGCTGGATGCAGCCGTGGTCAGGGCAACCATGTTGGAGACAAGGCCAGTGGTCGTGCCCGTGCCCAAGACGGCATCAGTCACGTCCAACTGCTCATCCTTGTTGTATCCGCCATCGGGCGCCTGCAAGGTGCTGTTGGAGAGCTTGCCGCCGCCCGTCACGATCTGCTTCAGGGCATAGAGGAAATTGTCGCAAGAGAATCGCATGTGAACCTTTCTGCTGTTCGCACGGAACGAGGTATCAATCAGCGTGAATTACGACGTACCAAACACTGGCACGGTCGGACGCTGATAGTAGTAGTCGCGGAATGCCCGAATCGGCGGGAAGGCCGAATTCGCAGCGCTGGGATTGGAGAAGTAACCCAGCTTCTTCGGAGCGGACAGGTCATCCCGTTGCCACGCTTTGGGCAGCGCGTCCGTTTTGTAATACTGCCAATCCACGCCGTATGCGTCTTCAACTTCCTTCTCAGCCACCGCAAGACACGCGGCCTTCAGGGCTTCATCGAAAGCAAAGGGGCACGGCGGAACATCAGTGTCATTGACCAGTTCATTGAATCCCAGCTTGTACGGAAAGATCACGTGCAGGAATTCACTGGGAATTCGCCACGCCATCAGTTCCCAGCGGAACCGGGGCGGCGTGAAAGACAGGTCATTCATCGACGGGCGGGGAATCCGTCGAACGGCACATTCATACGGTGTGCCCGTTTCAAAGTTGTAATTCTGCCGGCGACTTCGGATTGATCCTTCATCCACCCACGTCAGGATCATTCCCCTGTTGGTGTTCTGAACGTAGGTGATCTGCCCGGTGTACTCGCCCGCGAAATCAGCCGGAAGCGTGTAATCCCCGCTGGGCACCATGCTGAAGATCGTGCTCGATCCGAGGGTGGATGAGACTTGACCAAAAACCTGCACCTGAGTCGGCGACAGGTAATTGACGATCGAATACTGCTGGCCGACCGTGGAGACGATTGGTTCATCCACCGGCGGCACCCAGCTTTGCGTGCTGGAAGGCGGATTACCTCCGAGGTAGATATTTCGTAGCTCCATCGACGGATAGAACGAAATATTGGTGCTGCTGGTCGAAGAGACCACAACAGGCGCGGTCGAGGGAACATGCAGCGTCAGCGTCGTGGTCGAACTGGCACTGTTGTATGAACCAATGCTGACGTAGGTGGTGCTCGATGAATCAGCCGCGATCATCGGCCAGAAGTCCACCTGAGCGATCTGATTGACCCATCGCCAGCCGTTGGCCCGGCGTGTGTTGCCATCGCCAAAGCCATCATTGATAAACATGCGAATCGCCTTGTTGACGATTCGCTGGCACAGGGCCAGATCATGGGGATCAATGGGTTTCTGCGGGGCACCGGCGCCGTCTGCACCGTAATAGGCACAGCCAATCTTGTAGGCGACTTCCGTAACCAGCGTGCTGAAGTTCAGCGCGGAAGTCGGTTCTGTGATCGGATAAGTGTCCATGTTACTCCAAGCCGAAGGCTCCGGTGCTTCGCAGCTTTACCTGTTCCACACCGGAGCCTTGTTCATTCCGACTGAACGGAATCAGGTTTAGAACAGCTTGGACGCATTGCGGAAGCGATGCACGTCCAGGTGATGGGCCGCAGCGGCACCCGTGGTCAAAGCCACGACGGCGCCGTACGTGCTGGTAATGTCGATGTTCTGGGCCGACACGAGCAGCTTGGCCACCTGCACCCCGTTGACGTAGAAGTAGAGGTACTGCTGACCGTCATAGCGAAGGCCGAGTTTGACCTTCGTGTTGTTGGTCAACACGCCGGGGGCGCCGGCGGGCGTGTAGAGCGGATTACCCGGATCAGGGTTATTGGCGTTGGCCGTCATCACGCTGGCCAGAACCACACTCACCGCCGAAGGGGTCACGCCACTGGTGTTCGCCACGTTGTTGACGTATACCGCATCGAAGTTGCCCAGGGCATCGCCGTGCATCCAGAAGCCGACGCAGGACGTGCTGGTAACAGCAGTCAACAGGTTGCTGTTCTTCGTGGCGCTTGCGGCCTGGACCAGAGCGTTGGTCATGCCGATCTTGTTGACGAAGCCGACGAAGATGCCACTCACTTCGGTCACGTCCTGCATGGACACGATCGCTTCCATCCACGCCTTCTGGCCGCTGCCGGGCGTAATGGCCACCGTGGGGCGAGTGTTGATGATCGAGCCGTTGCCGGATGTGGCGCCGGTGGTAATCAACAATGCATGGTCGAAGTTGCTGTCCTGCGTGAAGGTGCCGCTGTTTGCCGCCGAGTTGGGCAGATCAGGCAGCGTCACCGCATCTTCAAAGGTCTTGTCGCTGAAATAACCCGACCCTTCGTCGAGCAATTCCGCGTTGGGGCAGTCACCCCAGATAGAAGGACTGGGCTGGGTAATATCCCCGAAACCCGGAACTCCAATGATTCCATAAGGCATGTGTCATTTCTCCAAAAAGAGAACTCGAAATCCATTCCCACAGACAGACCCGATTCCGGGTTACAATCAGGTGGTAGGAATGCTGTTATGCAGCACGAATCCAGCCGTTCGGCGGTTGATGCACAAGTTGTTGTGGGAGCCGTCGAGGAAGACCGAGAACGTGGTGTGCTGGCCACGGTCGGTAATCGGCTTGGACTCTTCCATCCAGTAGCCTTCCTGCACGACGGGCTGAAGTTTCGACCAGTCCACGCAGTAGATCGGATTGGGGCTGAATGCCTCGCCGCCGCCTGCGGTGACGGTATAACCGTCAAGCTGGGGGATGTACTTCAACGGCATCCGGTTGAAGTAAACGCTGCCATCGAACGTATGCAGCATCTTGCCGGCCAAGTCCTTGGGCTGGCTATTGTCGTCCCGCTTATCCGCCAGATCTTCCATTTCCGTGCAAACGTCATCCGCCGCGTACAGCTTGATCGGCGTGCCGACCTTATCCTGGCCGGGCGACTTGACGATGGGAGCGGGTTTGAAGCGGGTGCGCCGAACGGCCGAGCGAAGTTTGCGGAGCAGGCTATTGTCGATGCGTTGGTACACATCAGCGTAGTTGTTCCACTTCGGCTCTGCGGCTCCATCAATGCCCGCGACGATTGTGCCCGTGGTGCCGTTCTGGTATCGAACGGTCTTAGCGGCAAAGCCACCGGCGGTCACGCCGTTGTCGAGGAAGTTGATGTAGTAGGGAATGCCGTACGGATAGAGCGTATCCGTGGCGCTGGTGGGAGTCATCCAGCCGCGCTGCTCGATCAGTTCCGCCAAGTCCCACATGCGCTCAACGCGCCGGGATTCCATCAGGTTGATGAAGCCCTTGGCCGAATTCTTGTTGCGGAGGATTTCCAGAACGTCCCACGAATAGTCCGTGCCGATCTGCGTCCAGGGGACGTTGATAACGAACTGGCTCTGATCGACAGTCGGCTGGTCGGTATCGTAGAGACGGCGATAACGGGCGCGGCCGTGGCGGTCCAGAATGACGTTCTTCTGGATCGACGTACCACCGTCAATCGCTCGCTTGTGTTCCTGGTAAATCTGGCAGAACTCATAGTCCTGCGAATCCCACATCACTTCAAACTGATCCTTGGGGAGATCACGAAGGGTTGTGGCAATCAGGTCAGCTAATGCACTTGCATCGACGCCCATGTGTCATCTTTCTGGTCTCCAAAAAGATGCACGCTTACGTGGATTTCAATCAGCGGTTAAACGCGGTAGCCAAGGCACTGGCGACCCGCGATTCAAGCTCGCCGCGATTCTTCGCGGGCGTGCCCGAAACGGATCGAACCTTCGAGGAAGGTTTCAGTGTAATTCCTTTGTTCCGCGTCGTGAGTTGCTTTGTGATTTCCTTGCGTGCGGCCTGTACTTTCGTTTCACCGGAAAGCGAATCGAATGCCATCTGCATGGCATCGTTGACCGGCAGGCTGCGGCCTTGCAGCCGTGCCCCGCCAATCAACGCATCCGCCAGTTCCAGTACCTTTGTCCGAGCTTCCGCCTGCTCGTTGGTGAGCGAGGCCGAAGTCGTTCCGTACGTGTCCTTGTACGGCTCCATTTCCTTGTCGCTGAAAAAGCCGTCGATCTGCTTGGCCAGCGTTTCCATCTGCTGCTGTTGCAGCGAAGTCTGGAACTGCTGGGCAACTGGCATCATCCGATTGATCTGCTCAATCGCCCGGTTGACCGGGCCAACGATTGAGTCAATCAGGGCTTCTTCACCGTACTGCTTCTTCAGCGCGTCCGCGTCGATCGGCTTCATCACCGTATCGCTCGCGGTTGCTTTGGTCGCAGTTTCCTTGTCTTGCGTTGCCGCCGGCTCGCGGGCCTTGCGGCCAGCTTCCGCCCACGCCGAAACTTCCTTGTTCCGGTTGGCGTGCATCTTGGCGGCGGTCTCGATGAACTTGGGACCGAGCGCTTTTAGGTTCGCGTCGATCTCATCATCAGACCACTCGTACGCTTTCAAGGTTCGACGGTACGCGGCAGGAAGGGTTGGGGCCGTGGCCGCAGCTTCCTCAGTCGTCGTCTCTTCCTTGGCATCCGCTTCGTCAGCGGGAGTTTCCGTTGCCCCTGGCTCATCCTTGGCCTGTGCATCCGGTGCCTGCTCTGATTCCTCGGCGGCAGGCGTTTCGGTCGTTTCCGGCTCGTCCTCGATCAGATCGGATTCGTTCACGTCTGCAAATGCAGCCGCGAATTGATCGGCGATCTTCGCTTCCAAATCAGGACGTTCCGGCGTTGCCACGGTTTTTCCACCGGGCTGGGTCTCTGCTGGCATAATTGGCTTTCTCCGCTGCCCGCACGAATGGCGGGGGTAGGGGGATTTTCAGACTGTAATTATACTACATTTTTGCCACCAAAGCAAATTGTAGCACTAAAATATTACCTACGATCTTTCCTCGAATCCGGCGTCATTCAACGCCTTACGCTTCTCGCTGCGGTTCCGCGCGATCGGCACGCCATATAACGGGTCCGAAGGATCGAGGGAAACCGCCACGCCCGTCTTCGTGATGAACCGCTTGATCTCTTCAGGGTCTTCCATCGCGATCGAGAACATTTCGATGGGCTTGTGGAACTCGATCAGGTCACTGTGCGGGAGCGAGACTTGCCGCTCGTACGATCCATCGGCGCCGCATTTCGGACATGCACGCGGCTCGGCCGATGAAGCGATCTTAAAGAACTCTTCATCAGCGTGCTTGCAGACTTTGCACTGGTAGTCGTAGAGAGGCATCGAGCACCTTCATCTAAATGGGACGGATCAGGCCAATTCTCACAGTCCAAGCACATGGCTCATCCTTGTTTGGGAAAAGCTCGCTTCAGTCCCTTCTTGACTTTCTCATGGAGCGAGGGCTTCTTGTGCTTGCGTTCGGGCAGCTTCGCTCCCTTGGGTGTCGCCGCCTCGAATTCCTTGGCAATCTCCGGGTGTTTGGCGTACATGTACCGACGCTGGGCTTGACTCTCGAAGGGCATGGGAGAACTCCGTGTATTCGCCCTCTCGCTTGAAGATGCAGTTAGGGCAATAAGAACAGACTTCGATCAGGACTTTCTTTCCCAGCCCGTGGGCAATGGCCAGGGGGCAGGACTGGTTGCCGATGAACAAATCCGCCGCATTGATAATGCTTGCGGCAACCAGAAGGTCCGGGGTATGAGCATAAGGCACGCTGCCAAATTGCTGGACAAACGCGGCGTGTTCAGCGGGCGTACCAACAAAGACGGCGTTGCGTCCATAGGCATCCATCACCTTATGCCAGGGGAAATCATCATTGTGGTACCTTGCCGATCGAGCGATTACCACCGACTCGTGCCGAGTCTTGGGCGCCGCGAGCCACGGGCCATCCCGCAAACTCGTGGGCAACCCTTCGGTCTTCAGATAGAGATCAGCAAGATTCTCGTGGCACAAGTCGAACCGCAGGGTACGAAAACGATTCAAGTTGACGTACGGGCGCGAGACAGCAGGCGGACTCCACTGAACATCTGACACATATGGCTGAGCATCGAGAAGCGGCTGAATGGCATCGTACCGTTCCCGCGTCATACCGTGCATGGTCTTGACCGCAGGATCATCATCGAGGCACATTGCACCGCCGCCCATCGCCTTAACTGTGGGCAAGCCGTAAATCACATCCCCAAGTTCGCCACTATGAAAGAAATATTGCATATCAAAAAATCCCGCCGAGGCGGGCCGTCCGGCATGTTGTGCAACGGCTTGTCAATGTATGCCCACTGATCCTCGGCGGGATTCCCGCCCTAGTCGTCCTGATCGACGACCTTGTTTGCTTCCGCCGTTTCCGCGTCCTTCGTGGACTGGAAGTTGCCCTTGTCGTTCTGGCCGAAAGTCTTCTGCATCCGCTTCTTCGTCTTCTTCATCAGTTGACGGCGGGCGGTCTTGTGGGCGTCCTGGGCCGCGTCCGCATTCTTTTCCAGATGCTTGGCCGCGCGTTGATGCCGCTTCGGATCGTTCTGGATCGCCGCAGCATCAGTGAGCGTGCTGGCGTCACGCTTGCCTTCGTAATCGTTATCCATATCCTGATCCGGGTCGGACTGAATGCTTGACTTCTTTGCCATGACAAAACTCCAATGGGTTAAATGGTTTGTTCGACGAACCTGGGAAGACGTTAAGAGCTTCCTGCTGGGGTACTAGAACGCGTTCGCATTGGCCATTGGCGGCTTGGGTGTTGGGCCAAGCTCGAAGGCGTGCGACATACCCTTGCGAATCATCATCTGTGAATCGTTGGCGCCGGCCTGTGCCCCCTGCCGGAACTGCTGTTCCTGTGTGGGCTGGCCCCCCATCACGCTGGCCGGCTGGCCGTTCTGCTGAATTTGCGGATTCAACGCAGGCTGGCCCTTGCTGTTGGCCATCTGCGGACCCATCATCATCATCTGCTGCAACTGCATCTGGAAGTTGGGATCGTAGAAGACCTCATCCATCCATTCGATTCCCGCGTCCTTGGCCATGCGGAGAATGAACGCCTGGGCACTGAATGGAACGCCAAGCTGCATGGCCACCTGTGCCGCCGCCATCGCAGCCGGCAGAATCTTCTGGGCCAAGTCCATCGCCTGCTGAAGACGTACCTTGCTGTCCACGCGACCCATCGACTCTGGCTCGATGCGGAAGGTGAAGTCGATGAAATCACCACTGCGGGCTTCAGGTGTCAGGATCACCTGAACTTCCTGCATTGTGGCCGGCTGCATGAAAGACATGCCCGTGTTCGGGTCGATCGCCGGCTGAGCGGGCATCGGCTGACGTTTAATCAGCGGAATACGCATCAGCGGATCGGTGTGGAAGAACCATGCCCGGCGCCGAGCTTCCCCGGCCGCAGCCTGATAGACCAAATCCTTCATGTCTTCCAGACCGATGCTGGCATTCTGCTGAAGGATATTTGCGGCGGTCGCAGAGTTGGCCTGGACATTCTGGCCCCCGATCTGCTCAGGGTTAGCGGCCATCATGTTGAACCAGCCCTGCAAGGCTTCCAGGTGCCGCTCATTGGAATTCTGTTGACCCCCGAACGACAGGACTTTCACCGCATCCGGGTCTTCGACCGCGATGCCTTCACCGTCGCCGGCGTTCTTGACTTCCTCTGCATCGTCTGCGGCAGAGCGTTTGTAAACGGGAATATCCTTCTGGCGTTCGGCCTGCTCGATGATCTTCTTGGCCATGCGATTGGCCAGAATGTGCAGATCGTACAACACGCCCACGAACTGCACGGGCAACGGATTGCCGGGCGTCGGAGGCATCAGGCCGAGCAGCGTGTACGGGCCTTCTTTGACACCGTAGTAATCATCCACCCGAAGGTAATCATCGAACATCACGCCTTCGGAACCGGGCACCGTCACGATCTCATTGGCGCCGGGCACCCACAGTTCAATGATCTCCACGTCGTCTTCCAGCGCGGCATTGTCGTCGATCTGGATGTTCTGCATCGACATGGCATAGGCACGCCGATCGTTCTTCTCATCACCCGCGCGGGGGAGCCGTTCGATAAGGTCATTGCGGTACAAACCAGAGTCGAGCAGGACTTGCCTGGGGACCGTGATGCGGTCGCCCATGAAGGTGGCATCCTTGAACAAATGTTCCTTGGAATTGGGATCGACCACGAAGTTGTCAAAATCAACGCATTCGGTGTAGACCGTGCCGGCGTCGATGTGCCCCTCTTCATCATTGAGGGCGTAGACGCTATCGCTCTGGCAAAGTCCCGTCTTCATAATGCCGAGCGTGAAGATGGCATCGACGATGCACTTGCGGTAAATGTCACAAATCTTGATCTTCTGGTCGTGCTGATCCAGGGCCATGCCCAGCAGGTTGGCGTAATCCCGCACCTGAAGGTATGGCGTCATAATGGTGTGCTTCGGGAAGTTCATCACCATCGTTGGCACGAGCACGCGGATCGCGTTGAAGATCAGGTTGAGTGCCTTCGAGCCGATCTCGCCCGTCGCCTTGTCGTAGTAGGCTCCGGCGTATTCCTGAACGAAGTGAACGCGGGCATGGCGAAAATTCGCCAGCCGCTTGATGCCGCGCTGAACCGCCTGCTGAAACTTTTGGGGAGAGACTTCGCTGGGCATATTAAATTCCTGAACCCACGAAATTGAATCGCGTGGGGGTCTTGCCGGTCTCCCGTTTTCGTTTCTTGAATTCGTTGAGCCGATGAGCGAAAGTCCGCGGTCCCGCTGCTCGATCGGTATAGTGCGTCTTGGGGGCTTCGGAGATCGCCACGACGCAGAGCATGTCTGCAATCACACGATCGCCGTGAGCTTTGCGGGTGGCGTCTGATTCCTCGACCAGTTCCGCTGGCCCGATGCCGCCACCCTCATATTGGATGTACGTCAGAGCTTCGTTTAGAGCGGCTTCTGAGTGGTTAATGAAGCGGCCATGTGCATAGGCCCGACGCAGAAGACCCAGCGCCGCTGCTTTCTGCTCAGGGCTGGATCGCCAACCATATCTCTTACCGACTTTCTCTCGAACCGTACCCACGGCACGCGTGAAGTAGATCGACGGATAGTGGTAACTATGGACCAGTTGCCGCCCGAAATCGAAGCCAGGATCACCGTTATTCTCCCAGATAATGAGCGGGCGTTTGTTACGACCGCCAACCCAAATGGCCAGGGCACAGGCCAGCCGCGCCAGTTCATAAGGCGGCGTGTTGGCATCGGCCCATTCGGCGACCTTCTCGCGAGTCTCATTGCACATCACCGACATGACGCTGTTGGAAGCGCCCTGTCCCTTGGAAATGTCAATGCCCACGGTGTACGTGCGGGTCTGATCCAGCCGGCCATGCTTGTCCAGCTTCGACCAAATCTTCAATGGCCCACCGGGCTGGCCATGCTTGATCTTCGCTTGATCCGATTTGCGGATCGCGTCAATCAGGGCTTCATCAGTGAGCTTCTTCTTGAACGCAATCGACGTGACGCGGCTGGGCTTGCGGGCAAACAGCTTCTTATGCTGCTCAATCACCGTCGCTTCAAAGAAGGTATCGCCGGACCCGATGTGGTCCATGTCCAGTTCAATCGCGACTTCCTTTGGCGAACGGGACTCACATTCCTGATCGTACCATGGCGAACGAATCCGCCACCGGCCCAGTTCATCCTGCTTGGCGTACCGGCCTTGCCCCTTTTCGGGATGCTCCCACCATGGCAGCACGAATACATCAATTGTGCCACTCTGCCGCCACTTGCTGAAGGTCGTTCCGGCGCCGTTGGGCGTGGAGACTACTAGCCGACAGGCAGTAACGTCTTTGGTGCTTCGCTTGATCGCCTCGGCTTCCTTGACCTTGGCAAACTCGTCCAGCGTGATAGATGTGCGACGATCTGAGCTACCTGCTGTAGCGTTTGCGGACTCGCCATCAATTCGTGTTCGGGAATCGAGATTGACAACGTGTAGCTTCTTTCGCAGCAGTCGTGGAAGCATCCACTCTGGAAGCCGGCTGAGGATATAGTCAATTTTCCCGAACAGTGTGCCCGGATCAGCCAGCGAACCATGCGGATAGTTTTTCGGCATTCCGTCAAGAACATCGACCGCATCTTCTTTCCTCGAAATGACCAGATGGGACTCATCGGCGCGGAACAGCAGACGATGGACAAGGATCGCGATATGATCCCACGTGGCGCCCATGTCACGGCTCTTATCGGTCAGGAGTGATTCACCCTCGTCGATGCCGTGCTCGATCCGCAGAATATGCCGGTCTTGAATAGGCCATGTGACAAAGGGAAGATGGGTATGCTGAGCCTGCTGGACCTTGCCCTCAGCATTCGGCTCAAAGATACGAAGCGTGAATACAAAGGCGTTGATGAAGAAAAGAGCAGACTGAGAGCAAGCCGTATACAGATCGACTTGAAGTTCTTCATCGTTCTCCGCAGCAGTCAGAAGATCAGCCCGCCACTTCAGATTCTTCGCGGGGTCTTTGGGAACAACCAGACCCGTAATCGGGCAAGTCCAGGTGGGCTTGAACTCGATCGGCGGCAGTTCAGGTTGAGTCGCGAAGAGGTTGCTCATTTATCATCAACCAGATGTTCCATCACCGACAGGTACTTCTTCACGATGCTGCCATGCGGATGGCGACAGTGCCCACAGCCGATGGTTTCTTGAAAGTTGTGGTACACCCAGAATTCATGGCCACATTTGCAGCACGTTCGGTACTCCAAAACGCACGGGCCATATCGCTTGGCCTTCTCGACCATCGCTGTGACCATCGGCGGTTCTTCAACGGAGTCCGAATCTTCAAACTCAGCCATTGGTCTCTTTCTTCTTGATAGAAGGTGGACCCGCTGCCACGCGGGCCAGACTATTGATCCGGTCTTTAGCCAGTTCGCGAACCCTGTCGGCGGCTTTGATGCCCCCGGCATCCTCGACAATTGCCTGCGGTGCCTTGCCCTCGATCCGCTCAAATAGGTATTGCATGGCCCACGCGACGGGCGGATGTGTGACCTTCTTGCGGTTGCCCTCTTCATCAAGGACGGTTTCGGTCCATCCGAGGGCCAGCTTCCAGATCATGTCTGCAAGCGCTTGCTCCCGCGTGACGGGTGTGCCGTCATTCGTGATGGTGTGGACTTCCGCCGCGAGTTTCCGCAACTCGTTGGTCAATGCCCGCGTACCTAAGCGTCCAAGGGGAGAGGCCATGATTAGAAGTTCCCGCCCGGTGTCAGCAGTTCACGCCATGGCTCGCGGCCTTTGGTGTCTGAACCATTGATGATGCGACCGCTGCCGGCGATCTTCACGCTGGCAGAAGCGCCAGTACCGACGACCACGGGCGTCACACCCAGCGGAAGGGCCAAGCCTTCCTTGTGGTTCATGTCCAGGCCCACGGCGGTATTGAACGAGGCGATCAGTGTACTGCTGCTGATCGTGCTGCTGGTGCCAATGTCGGCGCTGTTCGCGGAGACGTTGCCTTCGAGCGTGTCGATAATCAGTCGTTCAGTCGCCGCGAGCGGGCGATTGTTAAAGTTCGCATCCAGAATGTTGATTGCGGCTGCACTGGTGCTCGACACGGACGCCACCAGAGCGAGGCCGACTGTTTCGCCTTGCGTGTGCATAAACTTGTTCCTTAGCAGTAGGTCCGCACGTCGAGCGGATAACCAATCAGATCAGGTCTCACCAGATGGAGCTTTCGCAGGACCGGCCTGCGGCATTGTTCGGTGGGATACCATCCCGTGAATGGGTCAGGGGAAGAGTTGGATCGGGGAATGTACTCCACTTTTTGGAGGGATTGCCTCGAAACACACCCGTACATTTCCGTCACGAGAAAGATCAGTGCGAAGATGATTCCCATTCGCGTCTTGTGTTTCATCGCGATCGCTCCACAAGTTCGTCCATCACGCCCACCGCCTGATTCATTTCGTTGAAGTTGATGGTGGCGAAGGTGAAGTTGCGAGGTACGGCGGGAAGAAGATGATCCTTCCACTTGTTCAGAAACGTCGGTACTTCAGCCTTCCATTGATCGTTGTACCCCGACGAGGATGCGTGACAGAGCGACAGATCGGTAGCGACCCCAATCGCGAATCCACGTTTGTAAGCTGTGAGTGAGAAATCCAGATCGTAGAAGTGGAATCCCGTGAAAGTCTTGGCGTCGAACCACGCCTTGCCTTTTTCGAGGACAGATCGACGAGCGGCCATCCAGAATCCGTCAAGCGCCTGAATGCCCGTGACAAGGGGAGAGGGGACTCCGAAGATGGAGAGGGATAACGCCCCTGTCTTGGGAACGACGTTGAGAACCTGCCCGAAGGTGTGCGGTGGACCCTGGGTGAACCACGCCGGCCCGATGAGCCGATCGGTGCCCGCGCCACCAACAATGTCCACAGTACGAAGGTGACGGCGTAGCTTCGCCGCGAAGGGACGAACCGCGGCTGCATCGTCGTGTGAGAGAATGACGACGGCGCCCTGACTGGCTTCGATGCCACGATTGTACCCTTCACAAAGTCCCTTCGCGTCGCTGATGCGGATGATCTCAAACGATTCACCCGCGAGTACAGTTTGGTACGTATGCTCGACGTGCTTGAACTTCTCATCGTCCACGGAGCAAATGACTACACTGAACTCGACCATTGCGCCGGCTCCCAATTACTTGACGATCAAAACGACCTGACCCTCTCACGATTCACCAACCGCAGTCCGGCATAGCTCGACGAACGCGGCGTATAAAACGGATTTCTTTCGGTCGTTCGATTCGATCGAGAGCAACTGCTCCAAATCCAATCGGGCGTCACACAAAGGTACTTCGCCATGCATGAGTACCAATGCGAGTTTGACACGCGGGGCAGTAGTACCTTCAGGCATTGCAGGCTCCGAAAATTAAACTACCAGCAGGGGCAATCAACGGCGGGGAGACCGGCCGACGTGAATTGCAAATCCTGCTGGTAAGTGCAAGTTCCCGCACGAGCCGTTCTCCACGGTGCTGATGCGGGCGGTTAAGTTGTTTCCAGGGTCTCGCTGGGAAGGAAATAGAAGCCGGTGGGGGTCGAACCCACACCCCGTCGATACTGGATCGGATCGGGGGTCCACTCTTCGACTTCCAGTTGCAACCGAACAGAATTATACAACATTTTGGGGGCAGAAGCAAACGTAAGTGTAGGATTACACAAGGTTTACATGTAGAGGTTGTAGAAGTGCCATTTTTGTATGCGTGGCGGGCGATTGGACCAAGTACCGGAGTCCCAGGATCAAAGACCTAAAGGTGGTACCCTAGCCGTCCGATAATAGCTGCGGTGGCGCGTGCTGCTGCTAACTCTTTATCAGACGTTAGGTTAAAGCGCACGCATGTCAAGGATGTGAAAGGGAAACGGCGATCGAGCGGACGGGGGTAATGGTCCCGCCCTCAAAACAATCCCCCTGTTGTCCCCTGGACAGACAGACGCACCCTTAACATGTTGAGGTAGCGTACCTCTTATGTACTATGCACTTAGGTACTTTCCCTTAATTGTCCTACTGTCTTTACCCGTTCTATGTACCTTTCACTAATAATGTTAATGCATGTACATAATACACTCTAACATTAATTTCCCTTTCTCCCTTACGTTGCAATATACAGTAAGACATTTAGCGATCTTCCGTAACCTCAGCGCTCGCAAGTAGTACACAACCTCAACATGGGTACATTTGCCCCCATGCGGTTTGTGTAGTACACTAACGTAACTCACACAAGAAAGGATCGAATGTCCCGACCTCGATACAAACTCGGCACTGGTGCGATCGGCCAAATACGTCAACGCTACCTTAAAGGTGAATCAGTAATGTCCCTCGCGGTGGAATTTGGTGTAACGCCCACTTCCATCTATCGCGTGATCGGTGATCTAACGGCGCAACGTCGTGATGCTGTCGCGGCATTCCTTTCGCGTCAACCCATTTCATCGACTGCGCCGCAAGCCTAATGCCCGCGTTTCCGTGCCTCACAAGAGCATTTGGGGCATGGATACCCGTGCAATAGTGCAATGGGAGATTTGGAGCGGATTGTATGTGTCTCAAATGTGCGCCCGTTGCCCACGCATTTCGCATACTGGACGTTGTACAGGTCCGCGACGTTGTGGGCATGGCGCAAGTGGCAAAATTGAAGGGGGTAGTTGTCGCTGTAGGTCCGGCAAAGGCGAAAGTCCTATTTCTGGACGGTCTTCACGCAATTATCAATTTTGAAAACCTGATTCGCCTAGGGCCGGCAATCGGCGAATGATCCGACCTACTAATCAAACGTGTTGTATATTGGAGTACCATGTATCCTCAAACAAGAGATAACCTCATGTTTGTAGCAATCCCGATCGTGTCGGTATTGCTGGCAATCGCCCTAATGTGGGCATTGCCCTATCTTGTGTCTCTTTAAGGGACAGAATTGGAGCGGAGAAAATGCTAGGTCTTTTGAAGCGTATCGTCATGGGCCGGCCCGTTGTGGCTGTCAAGTCAGAACCGGGTATGACAAACCGGCAAGCTGAGGCGATTTTGCGAGGATTGCTTTACGATCCTCGTTACAAGTTCCGGTCCCTGGGCCGGCTTGCAAGCGCTATTCATCAGGACGTTGCCACAACGCGGAGTTTGCTGACGGGCATCGGGGCGCGTCCTTCATGCCGACAACGGGCTGACGGAAAAGAAATGTGGTGTTTCGACAATCACCGGGCAACCGTCAGCAGTTGGTACGATGAGGCCAGCGACGATTAAACCGCCCGTTCCCCTTTCACAGTTGCCCCGGTGAATAGCTGGGGCGACTGTTTTTCTTAGCGTCTTATTCCAATTCGGCATTTAACCTGGAGCGGAGACAATGCCCGATCAATCTCTCTTTCCCGATTTGCGGCCGGCAGATTTGCCCATATCGCAACACGATAACGTTAGTGTTTGCGACAACTGTAGGGGTATCTGCCGGACAGAAGACAGTAACGAAAATCCCGATGGGTTGCGTTACTGTCCCGAATGCGCGTGGTGTGAAAGGTGCCATAGCTTCTTTACACGTGAAGACGGCATCCACCACAACGGTACAACCTATTGCCCCGATTGCGTGTATACGTGCGATCAGTGTGGGGATACCTCGTTAGATGAATTTCCGACGGCGTATGATAGCAATCGTCGCCGTAATGAAGTATGCGCGTGCGAGGAATGTACCTGGACTTGCGAGGATTGCGACTCGCGATATACAAACGAGGTAGACAGTATCAGGACAGAAGACAGCCGTACGATTTGTCAACATTGCTATGAGAATGACTACTTCACTTGCGAGGGCTGTAGTTGGGTCCTGCCGATGACCGAATACGCTGACGACGGCTATTGCAACGGTTGCCATACGTCCGATGACGGCGAAAATGATGAGATTCGGGTCATTCATGAGCACGGTTACAAGCCTACGCCCCGATTCTTGCCGCAAGTGGGCCGCGCTTGTTACTTCGGCCTGGAAATTGAAGTAGATGGGCCTTACCGGCCCCGTTCGGAACTGGTAAGCGCCGCCGAATTACTCCCAGACGATTCATGGTATGCGAAAGACGATGGAAGCTTGGAATATGGCTTTGAATGTGTTTCGCACCCTGGAACATGGGACCACTGGCGGGACGATCCTTTCAATTGGTGTGGCCAATTGGTTGAACGCGGATTGCGATCGTACGATACACAAACGTGCGGATTGCACATCCACGTAACGCGATCTTTCCTGAGCGAATCACAGATTCTAAAGCTACTCATGTTTTTCCGTGCGAATGTGGATACGGTTACGCGCCTTTCACGCCGCAAGGGAGAACAATGGAAAGGATACGCTCGCATTGATGAGCGGGACACGCGCCAGCTTGTCAAGAAAGTGAAAGACGGCCCCGATACGCGATATGAGGCGATTAACCTGGAAAACGAAAACACGGTTGAGTTTCGCATCTTTCGCGGAACATTGAACGTGCAATCCATCAAGCGTAACTTGGCGCTAGTGGTCTCCCTTTGCATGTATGTGAAAGAGTCTAAGCGTACTCAGCTATCTTTCACAGAGTTTTGCACGTGGTTGTACCGTCGCGGTGCGGCAATCCTGGGGAATAACGCAATTGCACATGACGTTTACCTATGGGTAGTTAACGCTGCTGGTGGCCACTTGCCAGACGATGACGGCGAATAGTATTCCCGCTTTGCTCCATGGGAGACCATGGGGCAATGCCGCAATACTAACGCGGAGATAATGGAGCGGAGATTATGTGCTGGATGATATATGCCCCGATCGGTCGGGCGATACCGGAAGATTGGATACGTACCGCCTGGAACAAAAACCATGACGGGGCCGGTTACATGTTCGCGGTGGATGGGACGTTGCATGTCCGCAAAGCCTATTGGAAACTGTCCGATTTGCTAGCGGCGTATCAGGCCGATTTACTAGCCTACGGCGATCAGTCGGCGTTCATACTTCACTTGCGATGGAGTACCCATGGGAAAGAGGACGATCGCAATACCCATCCGCACGTGCTGGACAATGGCCGTGCCGCGCTTTGCCACAATGGTGTACTCAGCAACTTTGAACCGCCCTGGAAGAGTGACATATCCGATACGGTTTTCTTCTGTAGCACGGTACTTGCCGCACGTTCGGCAGAGCAATTACTTGATGAGACATTCGGCAAGTTGCTGGGCGAAATGATCGGTAAAGAGAACAAGTTTGCCCTGATGGATTGCGCCGGCAACGTGGCGATCGTCAATCAGGAAATGGGCACATGGGATGGAGACTTCTGGGTATCCAATCTGTCCCACGATACGACCGTGTTTAAGCCTAAGCCTATCGTGCAAACGACGGCGATTGTGCAAACGACGCCCGTTGCACGTGGCATCGTGTTTGACGGTAAGGATAAGCTACCGGCCAAGTATCAGCCCGACTTGTGGGAAAGGGAAGTGGATGAAGCCTGGGAGCGCTTTCACGCGACGGATAATCCGTATGAAGACGCGTACGATGAAGCCATGGTTGAACTAGCGTACTACACGGAGACCGGCCCACTGGAACGCTTGACGGCGAAAGACTTGTATGCCATGTCTGATGCGGCGTGGCGTGCGGCCGATGCAATTGACGACGATACTGATTATCAGGATGCGTTGGACGATGAAAATGACGACGCTGCCGCGTGGCTTCGCGAACGTGAACGCCAGCTAGGCGAAGTCCCATAACTGTTTCCGCTCCGCCCGGTAGGACTGCCACTACCGGGCATCTTTATTTAACACCCTGTACAATCTAACCGACTAAGAGCGCACGGAGGGGCCATGCTAGCTGTACCGTATGTAACATCTAAGCCAGTCACGCTGTTTTTGAACCATTGTGAGCATGAACGCGGATTAGCGGCGCTGACGATGCGGCGATACCGCCTTACGCTTCACGCAATTGAGCAATGGTTGCAATCGCAAGGGACCACATTGCTCGATGCGAACGAGAAGCACATCAGCGACTACTCACAGATGAGGACTAAGACCGGCAATGGATCAGGTGCGGTGTCGAATGAAATCCTGTTGATTCGCGATTGCATGCGCTTTTGGACGGAGACCGGACTGGCCGACAAACGTAGCGTTTGCGCCCGTCTGGATACGCCCAAATTAGACCAGCGATTGCCCCGCATACTGAATAAGGATCAGGTTGCCCGACTCATGGGCGCGGTGCCGGCAAACGCGATGCACCGATTGCGAGACACGGCGATACTTGAAACGCTATACGCGTGCGGTCTTCGCGCGGCGGAGCTAGGCGGATTGCTCTTGTCTCATGTGGACCTGGGCGGTAGCGTGCGTGTCACGGGCAAGGGTACACGTGATCGACTGATACCCCTAGGTGGACCGGCAGCTAAAGCTATTGCCGCGTACCTGACGGAACGACCGAAGTACGACCGCAGGCAAAGCCCCTACGTCTTCTTGACGCGATCAGGTTTACCGCTATCCGACACGGCGATCTGGTCCCTTGTCGTGAAGTATGCGGCCCTGGCCGGTTTGGAAGATGTTCACCCACATACTTTGCGGCATTGTTTTGCTACCCATCTGTTGGCCGGCGGCGCCGATCTTCGCGTTGTTCAAGAGCTATTAGGCCACGATGATCTAGTCACGACGCAACGCTACACCCATCTAGACACGACACACCTGCGACACATCCACGCGACATTTCATCCACGTGGTTGATTTGCCGCAGTCCCATAATATGGTATACTGAGGGGCCGGTTAAAGCCGGCCTTCTCTTTTGGCGATGATCCTGACAGGCCAATGAGGCCAGAAAAATTCTGTCCGATAATTTGCCAAAACATGAAGCGTGTCGTATACTGATCGAGTCCAATAAATCACTTCCGCCGATAATCTCTCAATACGTCGGCTGAAGTGGTGAACATAAACCCTTTATTTGGAGAGGTTATGCCCACTTTGTTCCCGATTGAGCTATCGGCCATTAAGCAGTTGCGGGATAAGTTCCCGACCGTTCCACAAAAGACCCTGGCCAACCGGATCGTCGCTCGCGAATTCAACCACGAGTCCGACAACGTGACAGCCCGCACGGCGACGACCGGCGGCATACGTGGCTTCTATTCGGTCTATAGCGTGATTCGCCGCTACGACAAGGCGAAGGCCATTAAGACGACCAAAGCGGCCTAAGCCACGTTTTCCCCTGTACCTAACCGGAGACTGACAAATGTTCGGTGCCATTGCTGGCGTTGGCGTGATTGCCCTGGCCTACATCGTGGGCCTTGTGATGGGCTTGGCGATTGGTGCCTTTCTGGCGAAAGCCGGATGACCTGAGCGGAGACCGGAGAATGAATGCCGTGAAACCTAACGAAATTGATGATCGCGATGGACTGGTCCACGACCCCGACTTCGATCTGGGCGCGTTGATGGGGGATGAAGAAGACCCCGACTACGACCCCGACCTGGACGCGGGCGATGAGGACTTGGAAGACGAAGACGAGGACGAGGCCGACTTCGACGACGAAGATGACTTCGAGTTCGGCGACGAGGACTACGACGATGAAGACTTCGACGACGACTTCGAGGACGAAGAAGACGACGAAGACTTCGGAGACTGAGGCGCAAGAGCGGCGGCAGCAATGGATCAATGACGGGCCTACCCGGCACGATCAGATTGTTCGGTGGATCAACGCTTTCAACTTAGAGACCGTAGCGGTAATGTATGGGGCGCAACGTAATAACTATTACTTGCCCCCTGGACCGCCACCGATACCGCCATTGCAAGAGTGTTTCGACGGGGTACGACAACAGTACGTCTGGCCTACTCGAATTTCGGTGGCATAGTCGTATGTATGCCTAAGACACTCTATATCGTCCGTTCTCGTAGTCCCAAAAACAAAGTCGAAGTACATTGGCGTACGCCCGACAGGGGTAAAGCTGAGACCCTGGCACAAGCTGTCGCCGACAAGCTGGGTCCGACGTACGAAGTGTGGATTGACGGTGAAGTGAAGTCAGTCACCACTGATACGACACGGCTGGATTGGAGACCGAAGTAATGAGGAAAGAGTAATGCCGTACATTGCCAAAACCACACGTAAGGCGCTCGATGACCGGGAGATACTTCCCGTCGTTTCCGGTAGCTTGAACTACTGTATCACGAAGCTGGCGCACGACTACGTCAACAGACATGGCCTTTGCTACCAGACACTCAACGAAGTGTACGGGGCGATGCTCGCGGCGGCAGCAGAGTTCTATCGTGCCGTGGTTGTCCCATATGAGGACAAGAAGCGGCGTGAAAATGGGCCGATCTCATTGCTCGATGAGGTCATGGAGCAGCAAGGATAACCATGCATTCAAAAACCGCAATCATTCTCGCATCACTGCTGGGGCTGGGCATGGGCCTGAATCTGGACGCCTTGCCCCGGTATGAAACGCAACCGTTGTCACTCAACGGCTTTCGACGCGCCCGCACCGGCAAGCATAGCAAGGGCTGGCATCCGAAGAAGCCACGGAACATCACATACCCCAGCGATTCGCGATGAAAGGTCCACCGCGTTACTACCCTCGGACCCTGGCGAAGCAGTTTGCCAGCGATCCGTTTGACCCGCGTATGCACGCCGCGACAGCGAGCAGGGATCATACCCCGCTGGGTCTTTTGGTTGAAATCTGGCACTGGTACCAGACGCACAAGGCCGAAGTCGGCCCGGCTTTCGCTCCGATCGCTGGCTCGATTGAGACCCTGATACGCGCTGAAGCACCGGATGCCGTGGAGTTTTTGGAGAAAAATGCATGACTGGCCAAATGAGCAAAGCAGACGGGCGGCGATCAACGCGGCACGCCTCGTATTACGACAGCCTGCCGCCCCGTATCGCGAAGCGCAAGGACCGCAACGTACGGCGATCCGTTCACCTGTCGGCCAATCACTGGACTACGTTCGTTCCGTGTCCGCGTGATTATTCAGGTCTTCTGTAATTCCATGGGAGAAAATGTGACTCTTGTTGACCCTGTTGCTGCGGCGGAAACTGAAGTGAAGCTCGATCTGGCCTTCCGCCTGCGCCGTGCGTTGTGTGCAATCAGTGAGAAGCGGCCATCCATCGAGCGGGCACGCCTGGACGGCTTCCTGCGGTTTATCTCAACATCGCCGTCCATCCTGCGGGCGAAGGGCGTTGATTTCCCCGTGACCTGCCGGCGGCATCCAAATTCGCCTGAGCGGACAACGGAAAGCTCGAAGGCCACGATCCTGTACTTCCACGTGGGCAACGCAATCCTGGGCTTTTACGACTACATCGCGGCCACGAAAAACCCTGATCTGTCGCCCTCACAGGTGGAAGAGTTCGAGGTTATCGCGACGGCGCGGGTGCAGCAATTGGAGTACATCGCCCGTGCCGGCTTGGATCAGTGCGAAATCAATGGTGATGATCTGACCGGCCGCAAACTGGTGTATCCAAATGTATCCGATTCAAAGCCGGCTACGGCAAAGTCCTGAATTGCTGCCGGAAGAGTATCAGGTGATGCGGGCGTTGCGGGATTATTCCTTCAACGCCAGCAGTCGTGACTTCACGCCGACGCATGTGCTCTATGAAGCGTACCTTGAATTGAATCAGCAGTACATCGGCGGCATCGACAGCCCCCAGCGGCTCAACGCGACTCAATTTGGCATCATCGTGCGGAAGGTGTTTGAGATCGAGCCGGAACGCAAAACGAAACGCTGGTACAAGGGACACCGTGTCTACGGCTACCTCGGCGTCAAGGGGCCGGACTCGATCATACTTGAACATGAAGGACCGGGTAGACCATGCCAACAGCGGTCAACAGTGGACCCCGATACTACAGCCAGCACGGCGAAGATCGGTGGATCGTCGAAAACCTGAAGCTCCCTGAAAAGGGTGTCTTCGTCGAGGTCGGCGCCTTCGACGGCGTGAACCTGAGCAACACGAAGCACTTTGAAGAGAAGGGCTGGACAGGGCTTTGCATCGAAGCGGACCCCCGCCAGTGGCATAAGCTGCTGGTCAACCGGACGTGCCAGAAGTTCTTCGGCGCTGCCGGGTCTAACCCTGCTCTGGTCTTCGACATGCACAGCGAGCCGACATGGAGCGGCTTCGGTCGAGGCGGTCAAGGGGTCAGGGTGCCAGTGTTGGGATTGGATGATCTGCTGATTTCATACGGAATTGATCCAATCGACGTGTTGAGCCTTGACACTGAAGGGACCGAGTTGGACGTGTGGGATTCAGCAGGTTTCGGAGAGCACCATTATCCGATATTCCCCCGCATCGTCATTATCGAATGGGAGACGGCGGGCCTGACCAGCAACGAAGACCGGATCAAAGGGCATTTCAGCAAGCTGCCCTATCGGCTCGTGCATCGCAACGTCGGCAACCTGATCTTCGAGCGCGTATGAACATCGAACTGACGGCAGAAGATGAAGTGGCATTGCGTGAGGCGTTTCCGCCAAAGGAAACGGAGACGCTGGGGACGCAGCTTAACCGCAAGCTGATAAAGATGCCGCCCCCGCCCCCGATGCGGCAGAAGCCCTTGGCGCCGAAGACAAGCATCGTCACAGGTACATGGGGCGAGCATCGGCCTAATGCGCCAACGCTCCCCATGGCGGGCGATGTACCGGCCTGGGTGCCACTCTTGAAAGAGTTCGGCTATCCGCCGGACGTGCTCGTTCTCGACTTCGAGTGTTACTTCGATGATGAATACTCAATGGGTCGTAAGGCCAATGCCCTGTCCACCTATGAATACGTCACTGATCCCCGCTTTGAAGTCCTGTGCCTGGGCCGGCTGACAATGCACTCGCATTCGCCGTTTGCCAGCTATGGCGTGAATGATCGCACTTGCTGTCCCATGACTGAAGCACAGGTGGCCGGCGATCTGAAGTGGATGCAGCATGAGTATGGCCAGAACTTGGAACGTGCAACCGTCGTGATGCAAAACGCGAAGTTCGATGCTACGGTCCTGGCCGTTCGTTATGGCATCTTCCCGCCCTTCATCATTGATACCCTGGGGCTGGCGCGACATTGCCACACCCGGCAAAAGAACGGGCTGGAACAACTGGCCGAGCAGTATGGTCTGGAAGAGAAGGGCGAGACAGAAGAGTTTCGCGGCGTGACATTTCGCAATCGCGTGAAGCGGGTCAAGAGCCGCAAGAAGGGGCCGAAGCTACCGCTGCCGGTTCCGAAAATCACGGATGAGCAGCAGCGCAAGCTATCCGCTTACTGCTGCAATGACGTGATGCGGGAATGGGAATTGTTCACGATCCTGCTGCCGAAGCTGAGCAACCCGAAGGTCGAGCTTCGCCTGATGCAGCACACAATCGAACTTTATACCAAGCCCTCACTGCGGCTGGATTTCGACAAGGGTGCCGAACTGATAGGCATTTTCGAGGGGGAAGTGTCCAAAGTCCTGGCCGGCGTGGATTGCACGCATGAGCAGATCAGTGGAGACCACAGCTTCGGCGGGTTGTTGAGCGAAGCCGTTAAGGACGCGGGGGATAACCCCACGGCCTACTACAAGTTCGGCAAACGCGGGGCGATCCTGGCGATCGCTAAGACCGATCCTGAGCGGGAGAAACTGCTCAACCATGAATCGCCCCGCGTTCGTGCGCTGATGGAA